CATGTGTTCGTCCTCCTGTTTGGTTGATGACTTAAGTCTAACCGCGGTTTGTGAACAGCGTATGAACAAAGTGTTAACAGTCTGTAAACATGAATCCGGCGATGGCCTAGCAGATGTGGCGCGTCTGGTTTATGTGGTCGCGGGTCCCGAAGAAGTCAGGCAGATCAGGCCGGACGTGTGGTCGATGCTCTTCTCTTTGTTGTAGTTCTGCGCTATGGTATGCTATTTTCTTTTCTTTGTATGTATCGCGTGAGTATCCATACCCCGCGCACGCGCGCACGACCCCCGGGCTACCCAGGACACAGGCACCCCGCCCCGCCATATACACTCTTCCCGCACACAAGATTTTGGGACAAAAAGGGAATTAGAACAGAAAAGGATACCCCGGTGCATCGGGAGGTACGACACAAGGGGGTATTGCGGGGAAAGGGCAGGAAAGAAGAGGACAGTACAAGTATAGTTCAAAGTCAGATAGAGTTCAAGAGGTCGATAGAGTGTGGGTTTGTGTCGGTATGCGAGAGGGCAATAGGGGAGAGTAATTTTTGGGTAATGACGAGGGACGAGATTAAGAATCGGAACACGAAGGGTTCGTTAGGTTTATTTATGGGTGCGAAGGAAGAGGCGATATAGACGGAGTCACCTTGTGCTAGAAGGACATGTAGTTTAAGGGCGAAGGAGCCGATAGCGATACAGGGGATGGGGGTATTATTGGAGAGGATAGTGAAGTCGAGGTAGGGGATTTGTTTTTGGGGGTTATTTTTGGCAGATTTGTAGGAGAGGGCAAGGGGTGATATAATCTTGCCTGTAAAGGAACAGGTATTGGAATCGGAGTTATCGTAGTTCATGCGTATATTATACGGCGGGGGAAGCATAGATGGCAAGGCGTTTAGCGGAATTGCCGACAGAAGCGAATATAGACTTAGACCCGCGCTTGTTCAACAAGGTCTACATGCCGATGATATTCGGGGAGAACGGGAAGATATGGATTAAGCCGTACAATGCGTTATACGGTGGGTCTGGTTCGGGCAAGAGTTTCAGCATAGGGCAGATGTTTGCGGTGCATATGACGATCATGCCTGGGCGGAATCTTGTCTGTTTGCGGAAGCAGAAGACGGACTGTATCGCGAGTTGCTGGGCGTTTGTGCATAATGCGTTACGGAAGTTCAAGCTATTGCAGTTTTGGGATGTCAAGGTTAATCCAGAGCATCGGATGATAAACAGGATAAACGGTAACGAGATATTATTCGAGGGTGTAGACGACATTGAGAATATCAAGAGCATACAGTTCACGAAGAAGTTTGACGATGTAGAGGGTGGCGACAACCTGACAGACGTATGGTACGAAGAGGTCAGCGAGGAAACGGATGTAGAGGTTATCAGGGAAATAGATCGTAGGTTGCGCGACTCGTTTGTTAACACACGGATAGTCTTGTCTTTCAATCCTGTATCGCGGTTACACTGGCTATACGACTTAGTTATGCACGAATGGCGCATGGACGGCATGGACTCGTATGTTTTGAAGACGACATACAAGGACAACAAGTTTCTTCCTGCCAGTTACGGCGAGAAGATGGAGCGGTTGAAGTACACCAATCCGTATGCGTATCAGGTATATGCTTTAGGGAATTGGGGCGTTATGGGCGAGTCCGTCTTCAACCAGAACAAGATAGCGGAACGTTTAAGAGAGTTGCAAGAGAAATATACATTGACTCCATACAAGCTGGCTACGTTCGACTATACGCTAGGCGACAAAAAGATTCCAGACCCGAACACATTTAAGATACGCGAGAGCAAGGACGGCGAGATTAAGATATTCGTTATGCCTGTTTCCGGCAGGCCGTATGTGTGTGCAGTAGATACGGCAGGCGAGGGGTCGGATTATTATGCGGCGCATGTTTGCGATAATGTTACTGGCGAAGAGGTAGCTGTCTATCACTCCAACAAGAAACCGGATATCTGTGTGTGGCAAGTGTACGGGCTATGCAAGATGTATAATTATGCGTTGTTCTGCCCTGAAAGCAATTTCGATAGCTGGCCTATCCATGCGTTCCTTATGCTTGACTATCCGAACATGTACCGGAGAATGGGCGCTACAGACAAGACGCATATACGCAGGGAAGACAGATACGGCTTTAGGACAGGCGTAGACAACCGACAGATGATGCTGACAGACATGGTGTCGTTTACCGAACATCACATGGATTTGATAAATGACGAAGATACGTTAAACGAAATGTTGACATTTACGCGCCAAGAGAAGAAACTAAAGGGGATATGGTGGGGTGCTGAAGCCGGTGCGCATGACGATCTGGTTATGTCCTATGCGATTATGTTACAGGCCAGGTCACAGCAGACAACGGAGATGGTATCTGACCCAAGTATTTTAGAAGGATATTGGACGCGAGAAGAATTGCAGGACGCACACGAAGAGGGGCGCATTGACTACTACACAATGCAAGAGTACATCAGGACGCATGATTTATACATGGAGTCCGGAGAAGAACGAAATATCTATGCTAGGAAGAGGGTGTCTCGGTATGCTCGGTAGACGGCGTATGAATGATCTTGAAGAACGAGTAGCATTATTGCAGGCAGAAAACAAATATCTTGTTCAGGAGATTGACAGAATGACTGGCTTGTGTAGCGGAATAACCAGGCAACTACAGGCTATAAACGAAAAGATAGATGTGCTGGATTCAAACGAACACAAGCAGGTAGACACGGACAGTGTTATAATAAACGAGGACGGCATGTATGACTACCAGAAATACAAGAAACATGCACAGGCGCGAAGAAACGGCGGTGAATAGTCATGGCTCTTATTGAGATCGAAGAAGATCGCAACGAGCAACAATTCGGAGAAGGTTATTGGCAGTTAATGTCCGATAAACAGCGCAAGCGCGGTGAATATTATGCAACGCTGTATTCCATACGAAGATCAGAAGTAGACACCAAGTATAAGCAGGAATGGGAAGACATACAGAAGTTATATCAGTGCGACCGCGATGCCGTTCCTGACGACCCTGATTTCCCTAACAACAGGATTCCTATTCTCTTACCAACCATCGAGGGGCAAGTCGCCAGCATGTCTGAAGCTCGTACAGAGTTTAGGCATATTTCAAACAATCCGGCACAGCGCGAATACATGAATAAGTTTGACGCTGCGTCAGAGTATTACCGGCGCAAAGCCAAGTTCCAGTTGCATTTCAAGGATTTCAGCAGATCGTATGAAGTCTTTGGCAACGCATGGGTAAGTGTCGGCTGGGAATCTGGGTTCGGAAAGAAAAAAACGTCCCTGCCTAAAGGCCACCCGCGCATATCCACTTGCGAGTTAGGCTCGATTCTTGTTGATGGCGCTATCAAGGACGTAAAAGACTTGCAGTATGCGAGATACATCATTCAGGAAATCGGGCATGTCCCGATTATGTGGGCTAGGACGGAATACGGAGACGAGTACGCAGATGCGTTGCTTGCAGGATATAACGGAACTAGCGAGGGTGACGAAGACCCGAAGTATGACGATGCGTCTACGTTCATGCTTTTGAATGTCTGGACACGCGACAATCCGCAGAAGAACTTGCAGTTGATCGAGATGGACATGAACGGTTTGATTCTGCGTGAGTCTGACCCGTCAGAGCCGTACTACAAGAACGTAGACAACGAATATCCGTTTGGCATAGCAAGAATGATGCCGATATTTGGCGAGTTCTACGGATTCGGTGACGGCAAAGTCTTAAAACCGATACAAGAATCGCTGAACAACCTAATGGACGAGTGGGAACTAGCAGCTAGATTCTCTGCGCAGGCCCACTTCTTTGTAGACCCCGATTCGCGCATGGCAGAAGGACAGATTACGTCTAACCCTGCTGATGTTATTTTCGTAAAAGACCCTAAGAACAATATCTTGCCGGTACAGTCACAGGGTATCAATCCAGTTGTCCCGCAAATGATTGCTGCGTTATACGAATTCGCCCAAAAAGCGACACGTTTCCACGACACAATGACTGGCAATCAGTCCGGCGTATCCGCTACAGCAACGCAGATCAACACGCAGATCAACCAAGGCTCGGTAGGCATCCGCGACAAGAAGACAGATATAGCGTCCGTCATGGAATGGGCTGATGCGTATGCCTTGAAGTTATGTCTTGAAAAGTGGGATAAGCCGTTTTGGGCTGGTATGGGTGATGAACTGTCTGAATACATTGAGCCGGAGAATCTTGAACAGTTGCCGTCTGCTGTACCGGTAACGGGTAGTGCTATTGAAGAAGCCGTTGCTACGCTAAGAGATACCGGCAAGAAAGACATGCCGAAGTATTTTGAAGTACCGGCAGACGAAAAAGGCAAGCCAATTATGACGGACATTGACTTCTATACGAAAGTCATTATCGGAGAAGCGATGCCGAAAGACAGCACAAGCATGTATAATATTCTACTTGGATTGTCGCAGATACAGATTCTAAACAACGAAACACAACAGGTGGAACCGCTGATTACTCCTGCAAGAATGCGTCAGGCGCTAGAGGACATTCTTGGCATGAAGCTGAAGACACGCGAAGAACAGATTAGCGAAGTCAAGGAAAATTTTGTGCAGGCCACGCAACAGCAATTAAACCCAGTAGGTCAGAACAATGTGGTGCAGACACCGCAGGCACAGGGGGGCATGGCACCGAACCTTGCGCAGACCGTACCGCAGATGCCACAAGGGGATAGCAGGAGAGTACAGTTATGACAAGACCGGTAGCAAGGCAAGCGATATTCAATTCGTTCGGATTGCCTGACGAGAAATCGTTTGGAGTTTATAAGGCACTAAAAGATGTATATCCTGCATTTGCAAAGAAAGTGTTTGAAGAGAATCCGCTGATGCACAGACTTGTCTTGTCTGGCTATAATCCGATGGATATTATGGAGTATCCTATCTGCGGTAAATGCGAAACACTGGCAGCGCCTAGCGGATATATCGTAAGAAATGGCAAGCATGTCGAACAATGCACATGTGTCAATCCTAAATGTGGCACAACAACGACAGCGCCTATTAAGCTAAAAGCATGGATGCGCATGGAGTTGAAAAAGAAGGTCACGCCTGAATGGTTCGACACAATAGACGACACGATAGATGGGATTGCTGCGTTCTGGATACAAAGCTACTGGCGCAGGCAACGAGAAGAAATGGAGAAGTACAGAGCGGAAACAGCAAAGAAGATCGGACTAACAGAGAAAGCCGTTCAGGACATGCAAGTAAGCATGAATGAACCGAAGAAGATCGAACACTTAGGCAATACGGACAATCCCAAGTTGCCTAAAGACACAGAAGAAATCAATATCGAAATAGAGGATGGTGGAAACGATGAAGGATAAACAGAACAAGACGGTATATTTCCCGCATGTAATCCCAGGCAATGTGCTGGACGGCGAAGTCAAGACGTTTAACAGCATTAACAAGGGCATGAAGTCGCTCTCGGACTTTGGCATTGACCGGAACAAATTCCTCGGTGGCAACAGCGCAAAGATGATCGGGCTGATGAAGGAGTACGGCTTTTACGCTATCCCGCATTTTGAAAGCAACAAGATCGTTGGGTTCTATATCCATGACCCAGACATGCTGACAGAAAGAGGACGCAAGGTTCTTGAAGACTTGTATCCCGATTACACAATCGAGTATGACAAGCGTCAGAAAGATATACATACTCCTATAACGCAGGACGTTAAAAAGAAAACAGCGGAACTGCTGGAAAAAGCGAAAGAGCGCGGTATCAAAACAAACCTTATCGGGAATGCAACCGTAGAAGAACTGGACGGACTGATACAGGCATTTGATTCAGGAAAGGGACTCAAGGCGGTACAAGAACCGGTCGAGCGCGAAGTCATAAAGGAAATCAAGATCGAGCATAAAGCGACTCCGGTACGGACGAAAGGCAAGTGATTTGTATGCCGTACAAGTCGGATAAGCAACGCAAATTCTTTCACACGAAGACAGCTAGACGCAAGGGAATAACTGAAGCGATGGTGCATGAGTTCGACCAAGCGTCTAAGGGTAAAACTCTTGTCCCGAAAGTGAAGAAAACCAAGAAGAAATGATTTTTAGCTTTATGTTTGTTGACAAAAGGAGTATAATAAAGCCAGAATAACAGCGTGGGATAGGGTAGCTCCCGACAAGCA